GGAGCAACTGCTGGTGATGAACTAGAAGTTGTTTCATTCAAAGAACTTGGCGATGTATTCTCACTAAACAATCTAAGACTTGCTGGTGGTTTAAGAGTAACTGGAGTTGTAACTGCTACTAGTTTTAATGGTGCATTAAATCAAACTGCAGGTGTTTCTACTGTTGGACAACTTTCAGCAGTTACAGTAAATGCTTCAGGCATCGTTACAGCATCTTCGTTCAGTGGTTCTGGTTCAGGTCTATCTGCTGGTACAGTTCCTGCTTCAGCAATTGATATTGATGGAGCTACTGCTGCTACTGCTCTAACGTCAGATGATCTATTCCTAATCGATGATGGCGCAGGTGGTACTAATAAGAAGTTAACAGCACAACAACTTTCTAACTATGTTCTAGGTGGTTCTGGCGGTGCTACCTTCCCTGCGATCAATGTAACAGGTTTAGGTACAGTTTCCCAACTTCAAGCAACTACAGCAACAGTAGGTGCTGGTCTAACGGTTTCTGGAGCAACTGATCTAAACGGTGGTCTAGATGTTTCTGGTAGTGCAACTATTGATCAACTAAGAGTTTCTGGTGTTACAACTTCAACTGGTGGTTTTGTTGGTGCTTTAACTGGTAATTCTAGCACTGCTACAGCACTTCAAACTGCTCGTAACTTCCAAGTTACTGGTGATGCTGCTTCTGCTTCAGTATCGTTTGATGGAACTGCTAACGTTGGTCTTGCAGTAACACTAGCAACTGTTAACAGTAACGTTGGAACATTTGGTTCACAAACACAAATTCCTGTTGTTACTGTTAACGCTAAAGGTCTTGTTACTGCCGTATCAACTGCTTCAGTTGGTACTGCTTTAACGGTAACTGGCGATAGTGGTTCAGAAAATATCAATTTACTCTCAGAAGCTCTAACAATTTCTGGTGGTACAAACCTAACTTCTTCAGCTTCTTCAAATACTGTTACAATTAACCTTGATCCAAACATTTCATTAACAAGTGTTGTTGCTTCTGGTGTTGTAACTGCTACTGGTGGTTTCTCTGGAAATGTAACTGGTAATTTAACAGGTAACGTAACTGGAAACCTCAATTCAACTGGAGTTTCTACTGCTTCGTTCCTACAGGCAACTACAGTAAACGCTTCAGGCATCGTTACAGCATCTTCATTCAGTGGTTCTGGTTCAGGTCTATCCGCAGGAACAGTTCCAGTATCTGCTTTAGATATTGATGGTGCTACTGCAGCAACTGCCTTGACTTCCGATGACTTATTCATCATTGACGATGGTGCTGGTGGTACTAATAAGAAGTTAACAGCACAACAACTTTCTAACTATGTTCTAGGTGGTTCTGGCGGTGCTACCTTCCCTGCGATCAATGTAACAGGTTTAGGTACAGTTTCTCAATTACAAGTAACTACAGCAACCGTAGGTGCTGGTCTAACGGTTACTGGAGCAACTGATCTTAATGGTGGTTTAGACGTTTCTGGTGGCGAAACAGTTCTTTCTTCGGCAACAGTTTCAGATCTAACTTCAGGTCGTGTTGTTCTTGCTGGAACAAGTGGTGCTCTTGAAGATAGTGCTAACTTAACGTTTGGTGCTAATGGTCTAAGAGTAACTGGAACTGCAAATTATACAGGCATTGTAACTGCATCTTCGTTCTCTGGTCCTTTAACAGGTAATGTTACGGGTAACTTAACTGGTGAAGTTAATGCTTCTTCAATTAATGTTTCTGGACTTTCTACTTTTGTAGGAAATGCTGTATTCCAGGGTCATGCAAGTTTTGGAGATCAAGATGAAATTAGATTGGGTGCTTCTGACGATTTAAAAATTGTTCATACAGCATCTGGAGCTCCATTTGATCGCAATAGAATTATTTCTAATGTCACTTCATCTAGCATTATTGGACTTGCGGTTGAAACCGCAGGTGGAAGCATTGTTTTCAGTAAAAATGATGTAATCTTTGGTAGTGGTGAGAACCTTGCAAGATTTATTCCAGATGGTGCAGTAGAGCTTTATCACGATAGCTCCAAGAAGTTTGAAACCACAGGATACGGTGCAACCGTCTTTGGAACTTTACAGTCACAGCAAATAAATGTTTCTGGTGTTACAACTTCAACTGGTGGTTTCTCTGGAAACCTGACAGGTAATGTAACTGGAAACCTTAATTCAACTGGAGTTTCTACTGCTTCGTTCTTACAAGCAACTACAGTAAACGTATCTGCTGCTGCTACAATTCCAACTCTAAGTGGAACAACAGCAACCTTTACTAATATCACTGCTAACGGCGGATTTACTGGCAATATCAATACTTCTGGTATTGGTACTATTGCAACACTAAAGGCAACTACAGCAACAGTAGGTGCTGGTCTAACGGTTTCTGGAGCAACTGATCTAAACGGTGGTTTAGATGTTTCTGGTGGCGAAACAGTTCTTTCTTCCGCAACAGTTTCTGATTTAACTGCAGGTCGTGTTGTTCTTGCTGGAACAAGTGGTTCTCTTGAAGATAATTCAAACTTAACATTCAGTTCTGGTGCTGGATTACGTGTAACTGGTGGTGCTAATGTTTCTGCAGCATCTACATTTGGAGGAAACTTAAATGTTGGTGGTAACGTTGTTGTAACTGGTGACCTAACAGTTAACGGAACGACAACTCAAATCAATACAGTCACAATGACTGTTGAGGATACATTATTAGAACTTCAAGTAATTGATGGATCTGCTCCAGCATCAGACACCAACAAAGATGTTGGTATTGTAATGAATTACTTCACATCATCTGCTAAGAAAGCCGCATTCTACTGGGATGATTCGGTAAGCAGAATGGTTGCAGCAAGTGATGTAAGCGAAAGTAGTGGAGTTCTAACAGCATCTACGTTTGCTGGATTGGAAATTGGTTCATTGTTCCTAAATGATTGCGCTGGTGCTTCTCAAGTAATTTCTTGCAGTGGTACTACAAGATCTCTTGAGAACATTACAATCGATGGTGGATTGTTCTGATCCTAATTAAAATCAAATAAATAGGGGGAGTTAGAAACTCCCTTTTTTTATATCTATGAATGAACAAGAATTAAAAGTATTGGTCGGTGTTTATCAAAGAAGACTAACTGATGCATATGCACAAGCAATTGCACTTGAAGCAAAGACTTTAGTACAACAAGAAATAATTAATAATTTACAGCAACAATTGCAAGAACAAATTCCTAAAAAAATTACAAAAAAACCAGATGCTGGTGAATTTTAGTATATAAATAATACCAACTTAGAGACATAAATTCAATCTAATCAATCTTCCGTAAAGAGAGTATATACTAGTTCTGGCGGCGATTAAATGAATGGAAAAAGTCTCTGCTTTATAGCAGATTTTTTATTTTTTGTAAATGGCAAATCCAACAATCAAGGTAAAAAGATCAGCGGTATCTGGGAAAATTCCTACAGTAACGCAGCTGGATCTTGGTGAGTTAGCTATCAATACTTTTGATGGAAAAATATATACCGAAAGAGATCAATCTTCAGTTGGTGTTGGCACAACAGTAATTGTTATTAATCCATGGTCTGTTGGAACTGGAACAAATACTTATAACACATTTTTTACTGAAGGTAATGTAGGTGTTGGAAGCACTTTACCAACATCAAAATTTTCAGTTGTTGGTAATGCATTTATTTCTGGTGTTACTACCTCAACAGCAATAATAACTGGAAATATTAAAACTACTGGTGTTTCGACTATTAGTGGATTTACATTTCCAACTTCTGACGGAACAACTGGTCAATCTCTTGCTACAGATGGAAATGGTAATTTATATTTTACTAGTTCTACTAGCACCGTTGGATCATCTAGTAGTATTTCTGATCAATATTTTACAGCAACACAAGGTCAAACAACATTCACATCATCGCAAAATTTTACAAATAGATCTGTACAAGTTTTTGCAAATGGAATAAAATTAAGAGAAACTACAGATTTTACTTTAACTGAACCAACTACTATAACTTTAGTAGAAGGTCTTAAAGTCAATGATAGATTAAATTCTGTTGTATCATTTGGATATACTTTAGACGAAGAGTATTTTACAGCAACTCAAAATCAAACACAATTTTCTCTTAGTGGTTCATTTTCTACTTCAGAAAATATTAAAGTTTATCTAAATGGATCTAAGTTAAGAACTGGTATTGATTATTCAGCATCTTCTTCAGTACAATTAGTTTCAGGAGCTACTGCGGGAGATGAAATTGATTTAGTTTCTGATACCGCAGAGGATTATTTTACAGCAACTCAAGGTCAAACAACATTTACACCATCTAGTTCAACTATCACTTCAAGTAATCTTCAAGTATTTTTAAATGGTGTTAAATTAGAATCTGTAGATTATACAATTGTATCTCCAAAAATTATTTTAACAAATGGGGCGTCTGCTGGGGATCAAATAGATGTTGTTATTACAAGAACCTAATAAATAGAAAAAAGTAGGTATATCAATGGCAAACCCTGCTTCAAGACAGGAATTAGTAGAATACGCTAAAAGACAATTAGGATATCCTGTATTGGAGATCAATCTCGCTGATGAGCAGATTGAAGACTTGATGGATGATGCTATTCAAATGTATCAGAATAGACACATGGATGGTGTCGAACTGATGTATTTGAAACATAAAGTTACGCAACCATTTTTGGATGCAATTCAAGCAAGAGGATCTAGTAAATCTATTGGTATAACAACAACTTCAGGAACAGCTAATATTACTGGTATAGGAACAACAACATTTTCTTTTGAAGAAAATCAAAACTTTATCCAAATCCCAGATGCGGTTATTGGTATTGAGCGCGTATGGAAATTAGATAATCGCGCAATCAGCACAAATATGTTTAGTGTAAACTACCAATTATTTCTCAACGAAATTTATTGGTTTAGTTCAACTGAACTTTTAAATTACACAATGACAAAGAGATATCTAGAAGATATTGATTTTATTTTGCACCCAGATAAGCAAATTAGATTTAATAGAAGACAAAATAGATTATACTTAGATACTGATTATAGTAGTATTAAAGTTGATGACTATATTATTATTCAGTGCTATAGGGTTTTAAATCCTAATGAGTTTACAAAAGTTTATAATGATCCCTTCTTGAAAAAGTATTTTACTCTTCTTATGAAAAGACAATGGGGTCAAAACCTCATTAAGTTTAGAGGAGTAAAACTTCCAGGTGGAGTTGAATTAAATGGAAGAGAAATTTATGAAGATGCTGTAAGAGATATAGAAAAACTTGAAGAGCGTATGACATATGACTACGAACTTCCACCTTTAGATCTTATTGGATAATGTTAAATCCATTTTTTACTCAAGGCACTAAAGGTGAACAAACTCTTGTTCAAGAGTTAATAGATGAACATATCAAAATTCATGGGATAGAATTTATTTACTTACCAAGAATTTTTGTAAACACTAAAACTATAATGCGTGAAGTTTCGACTTCAAAGTTTACTAGATCTTTTCCAATTGAAGGATATATTCAAAATTATGAGGGATTTGCAGATCCTTCAAACATACTGTCAAAGTTTGGTGTTAGAACCACTGCAGAAATGCAAATTGTTATTTCGCAGAGAAGATTTGATGATGGTATTGGTCCTTTATATGAAGCAATTGTTGAATTATCAGACAATCCAAAAAGACCCTTAGAAGGAGACTTAATTTATTTTCCTTTATCAGATACTCTTTTCGAAATTAAATTTGTTGAAAATGATCAACCAGTATTCTTCCAATTACAAAAAAATTACACATACCTCTTGAAGTGTGAAATATTTGAGTATGAAGATGAAATTCTTGATACTCAAATTAGTGATATTGATGATGAATTTGCATCTTTTGGATACAATGCAACTCTCACTTTTGTTGGTATTGGATCAACTGCTGCTGCATTTACATCTCTAGTTAATGGTGGTGTTCATGCAATTACTATTCTCAACGAAGGAACAGGATATACTGCAGATCCTACAGTTAGAATTGCTCCTCCAGGTATAGGTAGAACAGCACAAGCAGTTGCAATTACTACAGAAAATAGTAGTGGTACAAGATCGCTACAAGCGATTTATGTTACAAATACTGGATATGGATATACAACAATACCAACAGTTCAAATTATTCCTACAGATGGAAATGGAACTGGAGCAATTGCAGTAGCAGGTATTGGAACTACTGGTTCAGTTGGAGTTGTAACAATAACTACTGGTGGTCAAAACTATGTCTTACCACCAACAATTACATTCACTGCTGCACCTTCTGGTGGAGTTACCGCTATTGGAACTGCAGTTCTCAATACGCAAAATAATCTATCTGCAATCAGAATTATCAATGCTGGTTATGGATATACGCAAGTACCAACGATTACAGTATCTGCTGCAGGAACTATTGGTGTAGGAACATATCAGTTTGGAGATATTATCAGGGGAGTTTCTACTGGTACAACAGCAATTGCAGCATCTTGGGATAAACCAACTCTAACAATGAGGGCACGCAGTTTGACTGGTAAATTTGCTCCAGGTGAAATGATCATTGGCGCAGGAACAACATATGGTAGTGTTGCATACATCCTAAATACAATCAACTATGATGACGATGATCCGTTTGAGCAAAATCAAGAAATTCAGTCTGCAGCGAGCACTATTCTTGATTTCTCAGAAAATAATCCATTTGGTGAGGTGTAACGAATGCTAGGAACATATTTTTACCACGAAATTATTAGGAAGACAGTTATTGCTTTTGGCACACTGTTTAATAATATCGAAATTAAACACAAAGCAGATGACACAGATCAAACTCTGAGTATTATCAAAGTTCCAATTGCTTATGGTCCAATTCAAAAGTTCTTAGCAAGAGTTGAACAGCAACCAAATTTTGAAAGAACTGTTGCAATTACTCTACCAAGACTAGCATTTGAAATTATATCGTATCGTTACGATCCATCAAGAAAAGCATCACCAATCACTAAGTTTTGTGGTGTGGAAGGAAACAAAATTAAAAAAGTTTTCATGCCAGTTCCATATGATATTGGATTTAGATTGAGTTTTGCATCTAAACTACAAGACGATAGTTTACAAATTTTAGAACAAATTTTACCATTCTTTCAACCATCATATTCAGTTTCAGTTAAACTGATCGATGAAATTAATGAAGTAAGAGATATTCCATTTACTTTAAATAACATTTCATTTAGAGATGAATATGAAGGTAGTTTTGATAAGAGAAGATATATTCAATATGATTTAGATTTTACAGCAAAAGTATACTTCTATAGTGAACTACCAACTGATGAAAGTGGTGGCATCATTAAACGTGTTCAGATTGATTACTCTTCAGCAATCAGAGCTCCAAGAGAAGTTAGATATGTTGCAACTCCTGCGGCAACAAAAGATTACAATAATGATCAAACAACTACATTGACAGCAACACTAGAAACTTCTAAGACATTAATGAAAGTTACAAGTTCTGCTTCATTAGAAGTTAGAAAGTATATTCAAGTTAATGAGGAAGTAATGCGAATTGAAGAGATTGATGGAACTAATATTATTGTTGCAAGAGGGCAATATGGTTCATCAATTCAAGAACATTATAGTGGAGATAAAGTTGATCGCATTACAATTGATGATGATGCATTGATTGATCCTGATGATGATTTTGGTTTCAATGAAACTAGAACATTCTTCCAAGATTTTAAATCGTTTAGTTCAAGTCAGGGAAGTGATGTATAAAGAATGGAAAATACGTTTGATGCTATTGATAAGGCGCTTGATATAAAAGCGGAGATGGTGGAGACTGTCAAAGAAAAACCACCAATAGAAACTCCCGATGATCCTCAAAAAGATTATGAATATAGTAGAGCACAGTTATATACTCTGATTGAAAAGGGTCAAGAAGCAGTTAGTGGAATACTTGAATTAGCTCAAGATAGTCAACATCCAAGAGCATTTGAAGTTGCAGGACAATTAATAAAGTCTGTTGGTGATGTAACTGACAAGTTACTTGAACTGCAAAAGAAAATGAAAGACATTGAAAAACCACAAAGCAATGGTCCAAAAACAGTCAATAATGCACTGTTTGTTGGATCAACAGCAGATCTTCAAAAGATGCTAAAGCAAGGGTTTCTAAATAATGATAAGTAGTAGTCAGTTTTTAGTGTGAAAGATCACGAAGTTTCAATGGCAAATAGTCAACTTGATAAGACTATTGCTAATGCTAAAAAACTAAAAGCAAGACTTGGCAAGAAGGAGAAGAATATTCCTGCTTGGGTTCAAGCTAAGATTACTGATACTGACCATAACATGGATGCTGCTGCATCATATTCTGTTAAAGAAGATTTGAGAAAGTGGTTTGGTAAAGGTGGTGAAGGTGGAGTTGGTGGTGGTGGATGGGATAGATATAATACAAAAGGTGAAAGAATTGGTAAATGTGCTCGTGAACCTGGTGAACCAAAACCAAAATGTTTATCTAAAGAAAAAGCAGCAAAAATGTCAAAGGACGAAATTGCTTCTGCAGTGAAAAGAAAACGTAAAGAAGATCCAGTAGCAGATCGTTCAGGAAAAGGAGGAAAACCAATTATGTCATCCAACAAAATTAATGAGCAAGATGCACAAGAATATCAGAAGTTTGATCGTAGAGTAAATACTGCAATGGCAGCAAAAACACCAGATCTAAAAATCAAACTCTTAAAACTTGCTGGACAAGCACATCCATCTTCTCAAGTCAAGACTGTAGAGCAGTTTATGGAAGCGTGCTGGAAAGGATATAAGCAAGTTGGAATGAAGAAGAAGGGTAAAAGAATGGTTCCTAATTGTGTTCCAGAAGAAACTGAACTTGATGAAATGATCGCATTAGCATCCCCAATTGTAAGGGGAGTTGCAGCTGTATCTAAAGTTGGACAAGGTGTTGCAAAAGCAGGACAAGCATTAAAAACTGGAGTACAAAAAGTAGGTTCAAAAGTTAAAGATATTACTAAAGTAGCACCAAAAGTTCCAGGAGATACTGAAAAAGAACCTTTGGATGCAAAAAAGGCAAAAGAACCAGATTGGAAAAAAGGATTAAAGAAAGCAGGTGAAACTGCAAAATCCGCAATAAAAACTACTGCTGGTGGTTTTGCTTCAATGTATGAACCAAGAGAAGAATATATTATGGAGAAGAATGTTCCAACAAATCCTTCTCTATGGTCTAAAGCAAAAGCACAGGCAAGAGCAAAGTTTGACGTATATCCATCCGCTTATGCCAATGGATGGGCTGCCAAATGGTACAAATCCAAAGGTGGCGGATGGAAGACTGCTGCAAAGGAGAGCTATGACGCACGACAACTACTTTCTTTTAGTGATTTTAGGAAGATCTCTAACAATAGCATCAGCAATGAGGAGGAAACAGTAACTGAAGTCGCAGCATGGCAACGTAAAGAAGGAAAAAATAAAGAGGGTGGATTAAACGAGAAAGGAAGAAAATCTTACGAAAGAGAAAATCCTGGTAGTGATCTCAAAGCACCAGTCACTACACCACCATCAAAATTAAATCCAAATTCAAAAGCAGCAAAAAGAAGAAAATCTTTTTGTGCAAGGATGGGAGGAAATCCTGGTCCTATGAAAGATGAAAAGGGTCGTCCAACAAGGAAAGCATTATCTCTTCGCAAATGGAATTGTTAATATTTTATGGCAAATGATGTATATCTTGGTAATCCTAATTTAAAAAAAGCAAATACTGCAATTGAGTTTACTGAAGAACAAATTCTTGAGTTTCTTAAATGTAAACAGGATCCAGTTTATTTTGCTAGAAACTATATTAAAATTGTTTCTCTTGATCATGGTCTAGTTCCTTTTGAGATGTATCCTTTCCAGGAAAAACTCATTAGGAACTTCCATGCTCACCGATTTAATATTTGTAAGATGCCTCGTCAGACAGGTAAATCTACAACTTGTGTTTCATATTTGTTACATTATGCAGTCTTTAACGACAATGTTAATATAGCTATTCTAGCAAACAAAGCGTCTACTGCTGGAGATCTGCTAAGCAGATTGCAACTTGCTTATGAAAACCTTCCAAAGTGGATGCAACAAGGCATTATTGCCTGGAACAAACGATCTATGGAGTTAGAAAATGGCTCAAAAATTATTGCTGCTTCTACTTCTGCCTCTGCGGTACGTGGTGGTTCTTACAATATTATATTCCTAGACGAATTTGCGTTTATTCCTAACCATATTGCTGACGAGTTCTTCGCTTCTGTTTATCCTACTATTTCATCTGGTCAATCTACAAAGGTAATTATCGTTTCTACCCCACACGGTATGAACCATTTTTACCGAATGTGGCATGATGCCGAAAGAGAAAAGAATGAATATATTCCAACGGAAGTTCACTGGTCTGAAGTTCCTGGAAGGGACACTAAATGGAAAGCACAAACAATTGCAAACACTTCTGAACAACAGTTCCGTGTTGAATTTGAATGCGAATTCCTAGGATCTGTTGATACTTTGATTGCACCATCTAAACTCAAAGCGATGGTTTATGATGATCCTGTAAAAAATAATGGAAGTCTGTGTATATACAATGAACCAGATGAAATGAGAGATTATATTATAACGGTTGACGTTGCTCGCGGTGTATCAAAAGACTATTCTGCATTTGTAGTATTTGATATTACGACTTTCCCATATAAAGTTGTAGCAAAATATAGGAATAATGAAATCAAACCAATGCTATTTCCATCAGTTATTGAAGAAGTAGGAAGAGCTTATAATAATGCTTATATTTTATGTGAAGTCAATGATATTGGAGATCAGGTTGCTTCAATTTTAAACTTTGATCTTGAGTATGAGAACATGTTAATGTGCTCAATGCGTGGGCGTGCTGGACAGATTGTTGGAACTGGATTTTCTGGAAAGAAAACTCAACTTGGAGTGAAGATGAGTTCTACTACAAAGAAAATTGGATGCTCAAACTTAAAAACTTTGATTGAAGATGACAAACTTATTATAACAGACTATGACACTATTAGTGAGTTAACAACATTTATTCAAAGAAAACAGTCTTTTGAAGCAGAAGAAGGATGTAATGATGACTTAGCAATGTGTCTTGTCATTTTTTCTTGGTTGGTTGCACAAGATTATTTCAAAGAAATGACAGATCAGGATGTTCGTAAAAGAATTTATGAAGAGCAAAGAAATCAAATTGAACAAGATATGGCACCATTTGGATTTATTAGTGATGGATTAGATGGTTTTGGTGGTGAAGTTGATAGTAATGGTGATGTATGGAAAGTTGATGAATATGGAGATAGATCTTATATGTGGGAATATCACTGATTTCAGGAATTTATAAATAATTTTAGTCTAAAATTAGGGTTACTGCAGGGAGTTTAGAATGGCACTTCAGTTAGCATCTCCAGGTATTCGTGTAAGAGAGGTAGATCTAACCCGTGGCGGCGTAAATGCAACACTAAACGTCGCTGCAGGTATCGCAGCACCTTTCAAAAAAGGTCCTGTAAATGAGATTGTAAGAGTTACAAATGAAAAAGAATTAGTAGAAGTATTTGGTGGTCCTGGTGCAGGTCTAACCGACTACCATTATGAAAGTTGGTACGCAGCATCAAACTTCTTATCATATGGTGGTCAACTAGATGTAGTTAGAGCAGGTGGTGGGGAATTAAACAACTCAAATGCTGGTGTTGGTATTGCATCAACAACCACTTTACGTGTTGATAATTTTGATGACTATAACAACAATCACACTTCGGATAGTTCTTTCTACTGGGCAGCAAAAAATCCAGGAAACTGGGCAGAAAATTTAAAGGTATGTGTAATTGATGCTTCTGCAGATCAAAGAATTTCTGGTATTTCAACAACAGTAGTTGTAACAAGTGGAATTACAACAGGATCTCATGGTATTCAAGTTGGTTATGCAGTAACTCAAGCACTAAGTGGAGTTTCTATTGGAATTGGAACAACTGCAGCAGCAAGCGGATATCTAAAAGGTGTTGTTACTGCAATTGGTGCAAGTTTTGTTGATGTAAAAGTTGTAAGTTATGTATCTGGTCTTGGCACAGAAACTGCAGTAGATTATCAAGCGGGTTCACTATACCAGTTTACCACTGCAAACATCGGGTTCTCATCGGCAGTCATCGGTGATGTTGGTATTATGACTGGTGGTAAGTCATTAACAGACTGGTACGATCAGCAAAATGTTTTAACAAGTGTTGCTGATGGTGGATCGGATGCAATTACACTTTCTTGGAGATCAGTTCTTGCAAAACCAGGAACAAATTCATACGTTTCTCAGAGAAATGGACGTAATGATGGATTGAATGTTGTAGTCATTGATGCAGCAGGATCTGTAACAGGAACTGTAGGAGCAATTCTAGAGAAGTTTGGCAATCTTTCAAAGGCAAAAGATGCTGAAGTTTCTCCACAGAAATCAGTCTACTACAAAGATTATCTTGCGTCTAATTCACAATATGTTTATGCTGGTCTGTCTCCAGTAAATTCAACTGATGCGTACTGGGGAACCAGATCACGTCCTTCTGGGTTTAGCAGCGGTGTTGTTCCAATTACAGCAGCAGCAAGTGCTTGGGGTCAAGATGCTAAGGATATTAACTTCTCTTCACTAGGAAACGCTGCTTATAGACTAACTGGTGGTAAAGATTATCAGGGAGTTGGATACTATGATGCTCCACTTGGAGATCTTCTAACTGCTTATGATAAACTCGCCGATCCTGTAAACAGTGACATTAGATTCCTATTACAGGGTGGTGCTTATAAGTCAAAAGAAGAAGAGCAAGCAAAAGCAAATAAACTAATTTCAATTTGTGAAGCACGTAAAGACTGTGTTGCATTTATTTCTCCAAACAGAGATAGCGTTGTAAATATTACAAACGCAAGCACACAACTTACAAACGTTCTATCGTTCTTTGCACCACTTTCTTCATCCTCGTATGTTGTATTTGATAGTGGTTATCAATACGTATATGATCGCTTCAATAAGCGTTTTACATATATCCCTTGCTCAAATGATGTAGCAGGTCTATGTGTAAGAACTGATAGAGATCAATTCCCATGGTTCTCACCAGCAGGATCAAACAGAGGTTCTCTAAACTTTGCAGTGAAACTTGCATTCAATCCAGGTCAAGATGCAAGAGATAGATTGTATTCAAACAGAATTAATCCAATCATTGCATCACCTGGTTCAGGAATTATTCTCTTTGGAGATAAGACTGGACTATCATTTGAAAGTGCATTTGATCGCATCAACGTAAGACGCCTATTCATTACAATTGAAAAGGCAATTGAGAATGCTGCTAAGGCACAACTATTTGAATTGAACGACGCTGGAACTAGATCAAACTTTGTAAATATTGTTGAACCATACCTACGTGATGTTCAAGCGAAACGAGGTGTAACTGAATTCCTTGTTGTTTGTGATGAAACAAATAACACACCTGACGTGATTGATCGTAATGAGTTTATTGCTGACATCTACGTGAAGCCAGCAAGATCGATTAACTTTATCGGTCTAACGTTCGTAGCCACGAGAACGGGAGTTTCGTTCTCCGAAATCGTCGGCACCGTTTGATAATAGGAGGACAAAACAATGCCATTACAGAACACAAACATTTTCAACACTCCTAATAATGAAAGAACAATTGACAGTTTTAAGTCAAGACTTGTTCAAGGTGGTGCTAGACCAAACTTATTTGAAGTAGAAATGAATTTCCCATCGGGAAATGGAATTTTTGATGAAATCGGTGATACTTCACATAGAATGTTAATCAAAGGTGCTCAACTTCCAGCATCAAATATTGCTGAAGTTATCGTTCCTTTCCGTGGCAGACAACTTAAAGTTGCTGGTGACAGAAGATTTGATCCATGGACAATCACTGTTATCAATGATGGTGACTTTAAACTAAGAGAAGCATTTGAAAAGTGGTCAAACTATATCATTAAAGTATCAGATGGTTCTGGTACAATCAATCCTGCAGACTATTTTGCAGACTGGGTTGTAACACAACTAGGAAGAGCAGACACTGTTCCAACTCCTGGTAGTCAAAATGCCGCTCCACTTCCAGTAAAGCGTGCATATAAGATGCACGGTTGTTGGCCAAGTTCAGTTGGTGCTATCGAACTTTCATATGATAGTGCAGACGTTATTGAAGAGTTTCAGGTAACACTACAAGTTCAGTGGTGGGAAGCTTATACGGGTTCAAACACCGATTCCGTAGTCTGATAAATAGACCAAAGGGTTTTTTATAATAATGGCGAAACTTTTTGGTTTTTCGATTGATGACGAAGAAAAGAAGTCTAAAGGCATAGTCAGTCCAGTTCCTCCAAATGATGAGGACGGGGCTGACTATTATCTTTCTTCAGGATTTTATGGACAATACGTAGATATTGAAGGCGTTTTTAGAACGGAATTCGATATCATTAAAAAATATCGTGATATGGCATTGCATCCAGAATGCGATACTGCCGTTGAACATGTTGTAAATGAAGCTATTGTTTCTGATCTCAATGATAGCCCTGTAGAGATTGATCTTGATAATCTTCAAGTAAGCACTTCTTTAAAAAAAGTTATTAGAAATGAATTTAAATATGTAAAAGATTTATTGGAATTTGATAAAAAATCGCATGAAATTTTTAGAAATTGGTATGTTGATGGAAGACTGTATTATCATAAAGTAATTGATTTGCAAAAACCTGATGAGGGTATCAAAGAAGTAAGATACATTGATGCTTTAAAGATGAAACTCATGAGAGTTCGTCCTAATGATAAAAAAGCATTACCAGCAAGACCTTACAATGAGGATGTTACTTCTACTAAAGATGCTGATGTAGTAGAATTTTATACTTACTATCCAGAAGGCGTTGCTCAGAAGTATGGATCAGTATCTGGTAAAGGAATAAAAATTGCAAAAGATGCAATTTGTCATGTTACTTCTGGTCTTGTAGATAGAAACAAACATCTAACTCTTTCATATCTTCACAAAGCAATTAAAGCACTCAATCAACTAAGAATGATTGAGGATAGTCTTGTTATCTATAGACTATCTCGTGCTCCAGAACGTCGTATTTTCTATATTGATGTTGGTAATCTACCAAAGGTAAAAGCGGAACAGTATCTTCGTGATGTTATGTCTCGCTATCGCAATAAGTTGGTCTATGATGCATCAACTGGTGAAATCAAAGATGATAAGAAATTCATGTCCATGCTAGAAGATTTCTGGCTTCCAAGACGTGAAGGTGGTCGTGGAACAGAAATTTCTACTCTTCCTGGTGGACAAAATCTTGGGGAATTAACTGACGTTGAATATTTCCAGAAGAAACTTTACAGATCTCTAAACGTTCCTGATAGTAGAATTGGAGCAGATAGTGGATTTAACTTAGGTCGTTCATCCGAAATTTTACGTGATGAACTGATGTTCAGTAAATTTGTGGGTCGTTTAAGAAAGCGTTTTAGTGCTCTATTTTTAGATCTTCTAAAAACACAACTCATCTTAAAAAACATTGTTACCCCAGAAGATTGGGAACAAATGGCAGAGCACATTCAATTTGATTATATTTACGATAATCATTTTGCAGAACTCAAAGATACTGAACTAATGAATGAGCGTCTCAATTTGATGGTTGCTATTGAACCATATATTGGAACATATTATTCAAGAGATTATGTAAAGCGTAAAGTTCTTCGCCAAACAGATGAAGAGATCATGGAAATGGAAGAAGAAATGGAAAATGAAAATGAGATGGGTATTGGTGTTCCGTTAGAAACTCAAAATGCAATCATGCAAGGTCAAATGCAAAACGATCTAGGCATGAGGCAAATGGAACCAGATCTTGAAAAGAAAAAAGATGGCGGTTCAACAGAAGCACCGACAATAAACATCAAAAAAGCTAAGATATAAATAAATACAGGCATTTTTACAAATTATGGATTCTGCAGAATTAATTGATATGGTAGTTTCTGATGCTCCGTCATCAGAAGTTTCCGATTATATCAAAGGTCTTTTGTTTGCAAAAGCAAGTGAAAAGGTTGATGCTCTCAAACCAGCAGTTGCTAATGGTTTGTTTGGGGCAGAAGATGAAGTTGAAGTTACTGATGAAATCGAAACCGAAGAGGGAGAATGAGCGCATCACAACCACTAAGTCTTGTGCAAGACTTTGGAGAACTTACATCAAATAATACCACGTCTAAAAATTCAAGTCCACATATTGTTAAAACTGGCATTTTATATATTTGTATTAATGATGTTGGAAAAGGAGCACATATTGGAGTGTGCAATACCACTTCAGATCCTATCGGAATAAAATCATTCCACGTAAATCCAAGTACAGATTTTTTGTATAGATACGCTCATCCAGCTCAAGCAGTAGTAACTGGCATACAAACAGGAACTACAACTACATTAACTTTAAACCATCCTGATACTAAAATTAAAAAGGGTGATTATATTACTTTAGTTGGTTCTTCTGTTGCAGCATATAATAATGCAATTTTTCATAAAGAAGTATTGAATATTTCTTCTCCACAGCAATGGAATGATTATACTCAAACAATTACAGTAAATGTAAATACCACTGGAATTATTACTGCATTTGCTGGAATTGCAACGGTTGGAAAGTCTGTTGTATTTGTTATGGCACCAGAAACTTCATCTGGATCGACTGCTCATTTACACGAGGTTCAACTAGGATGAAACTAATTTCCGAAGAGATCGAAGCAGTAGAAGTTATCACCGAAGAAAAAGGTGGTAAGAAAACTCTTTATATCCAAGGACCATTTCTTCAAGCTGAAGTAGTCAACCGTAATAGACGTTGCTACAAGCTTGATACAATGATGAATGAAGTAAAGCGTTATACTGAAACCTTTATTGATAAAGGTCGTGCTCTTGGGGAATTAGGTCATCCAGATGGTCCACAGATCAATCTTGACCGTGTATCACATAAAATTGTTTCATTAACGCAAGAAGGAAATAATTTTATTGGTAAAGCACAAATTCTTAGTACACCAATGGGTAAAATTGCATCTTCACTCATTGGTGAAGGTGTAAAACTTGGTGTTTCTTCTAGAGGAATGGGATCCATCTATCAAAGAGATGGTATTAATTATGTTGGTGAAGACTTTATGCTTGCAACCGCTGCTGATATTGTAGCAGATCCTTCTGCTCCTGATGCTTTTGTTGAT